TGACGGGTACGGTGGTGAACGTCCATCGCGGTAGTTCTGCTGGTAGCAAGGCAAAAACTGAAGAGATGATGAAAGGTGTTAAATGATTGAATTCTTAAAGCAACTATTGTTGGCTAAGGTCAACCGTCCTAAGCCAACTGTCGAAGAGGTCGAGGTTCAAGTCTGGGCTTTTGTCGTCAAGTCGATCACCATCATGGTCTTGGGCATTGCGTTTGGTACTTTGTGGCTTATTGGCTTTGAGAAGCAGGAGACCGAACTCGCACCAATCGACGCAATATTCCTTGAAATCTTGAAAGCCATTGCGTTTATGGGAGTGGGAACAATGGGCGGTATCTCAGGACGCAAGGCATCAAATGCCATTGCAAAAGCCATTGTGGGAGAAGACGATGCAACTAAGTGAACACTTCAGTCTTGAGGAGGCAACGCACTCTGATACCGCCACAAGACTTGGCATCAGCAACCAACCAGACGCACAGCAACTAGAGAACATGAAGGTGGCTGCTGCTGGCATGGAGAAGGTCAGAGAGCTACTTGGTAAGGCTATAAATGTCAACTCATGGATTCGTCTGCCAGAGGTCAATGTGGCGGTGGGTGGTAGCAAGGTATCGAGTCACATGGACGGCTGGGCTATTGACTTTGTGTGTAGAGGCTTTGGCACTCCATTGGATGTCTGCAAGGCTATCGACGAAGCAGGCATCAAGTTTGACCAGATGATTCACGAGTTTGGCGATAAGGGCTGGACTCACATCTCCTTTGCGCCAGCATTGCGTCAGCAGAAACTCACCATCTTCAGACCTCAGAATAAATACGCCATCGGTTTGCTGACTCAAGACGAATACAACAAGGCAGTATGACGAATCTTTACCAGCAGCTCCAGACCCCTGCCACGCCAGACCTACCTAATCCACAGGATAGCTACGACAGGTTGACGGTTGCGCAGACGAATGCTGCCTTGCGTACATTCTTCTTGAAGCTCACAAATGTCTTACAGACCCTTGCGTCACCGCGTGGTGGCAAGTATTTAAACAACCCTTACGGGGCATTTCAAGACTCAACTGATCAGGTAGCAGCCAATACGACGACTGCTTATGCAATCACATTTAATACGACAGACTTCAACAATGGCGTAACCTTGTCAAACTCGTCAAGACTCAATGTTGCACAGGCTGGAATTTATAACATCCAGTTCAGCGTGCAGCTCACAAACACAACGAATGCATCGCAAGATGTGGACATCTGGTTTAGAAAGAACGGCACTAATATCAGCAATTCAAACTCAAGGTTTGGCTTTGCTGCACGCAAGTCTCCAAGCGATCCATTCCACATTGTTGCTGCAATGAACTTATTTGTGAGTCTTGACACAAATGACTATGTTGAGCTGATGTGGAGACCAACCGATGTTGGCGTTGCCATCGAGCACTACGCTGCCAGCTCCACGCCAACAAGACCATCTATACCGTCTGTCATTGCGACGGTTACCTTTGTGTCCAATCTTTCAGCATAATTAGACCCTATGGCACTCGTACCCTTAAAAATCCCAGCAGGAATCTACCGCAACGGTACAGAGTACCAGTCTATGGGGCGCTGGTTTGACTCGAACCTTATCAGGTGGTTTGAGAACACGCTGAGACCTGTGGGCGGGTGGCGCAAGCGATCAGCCAGTCAAATGACTGGCGTATCCCGTGGAATGCTGACATGGCGTACTAACTCCGATGAAAGATACATCGCTGCTGGCACGCCCACAAAGCTCTACGCAATGAGCGAGGCTGGAGTCTTAAAGGACATCACGCCTACAACCTTTACAAACGGCATTACAGACGCAACGCTAAAGACTGGTTACGGCTACGGGTCTTATGGAAGTTATGCCTATGGCGTGGCGCGTCCAGACTTGGGTGGCATAGTCCCAGCAACCACTTGGTCAATGGACACTTGGGGCGAGTATCTGGTGGCGTGCTCAAACGCTGACGGTCAACTCCTTGAGTGGCAACTAGGCTTTACCACGCCAACAAAGGCTATTGCTATCGTGAACGCGCCAACAAGTTGCGAAGCTGTGATGACGACAGCAGAAAGATTTGTTTTTGCTTTGGGTGCGTCAGGTAACCCGCGCAAGGTTTCTTGGTGTGATCAGGAAAACAATACAGTCTGGACACCTGCTGCAACCAATCAGGCAGGTGACTTTGAGATCAATTCTGTCGGCTCAATCAAGTGTGGAAAGCGCGTCCGAGGTGTGAATCTAATCTTTACTGATGTCGATGTCCACGCTGCCAGCTACATCGGTTTGCCTTATATATACAGCTTCGAGAAGGTTGGATCAGGTTGTGGCGTGATCAGCTCTCAGGCAGTAGCAGCCATTGATACGGCAGCCATTTGGATGTCAAGGTCAGGGTTCTGGATATATGACGGCTATGCCAAGCCATTGCCTTCAGATGTTGGCGACTATGTTTTCCAGAACATCAACTACAACCAAGCCTCCAAGGTCTACGCTGTCCACAATAGTAAGTACGGTGAGTGCATCTGGTTCTATCCATCGAGCGCCAGCAATGAGAACGACTCCTATGTCACTTACAACTACCGCGAAGGACATTGGTCGATTGGCACTTTGGCTCGGACTGCTGGAACTGACAGAGGAGTCTTCACCTATCCCTTGATGATCTCATCTGACGGCTACATCTTCGAGCACGAAGTCGGTTACGCATACGACGGGGCTTCGCCATTCGTGGAGTCAGGTCCTTTTGAGATAGGTAATGGCGACAACATAATGAGCGTTAAGCAAGTTATTCCAGACGAGCAAACGCTGGGCGAGGTTGTTGTGTCCTTCAAGGCTCGGATGTATCCGACTTCGACTGAGACGACTTATGGACCGTATGCAGCAGCGCAACCGACAGATGTGAGATTCGCTGCAAGACAGGTCAAGATCAGGTACACGGGTGCAGTTCTAGAGGACTGGCGAGTTGGCGTAAACAGAGTTGAGGTAGTCCCGATGGGGAAGAGGTGAGCGACATTGATGAGTTTTGGAGGTTGCGAGAACCTATCGAGTCGGCATTAAAATACTCGGCAGGAACGCACACGATTGAGGATGTTGCCCAAGGTGTAAGTGATGGCAGGTTTCAAATCTGGAATCACAACAATTCGGCAGTCATCACAGAGATTATTGTTTACCCACAGGTCAAGGTATTGCATTACTTCTTGGCTGGTGGAAACCTAGATGAACTCAAATCAATGAGACCCGTCATTGAGTCTTGGGCTAAACAACTGGGATGCGCCAGAGTTACGCTCGCAGGTCGCAAAGGATGGGAAAAGACATTCCTAAAAGATGAAGGATATGAACCAAAATGGTTCATGTTAAGCAAGGAGCTATAAGTGGCAATGACACCGTATCAAAAAATAATGTATGGGTATGGACAGCAAAACCCATACAGCTATCCTAGTTACTCTAATCAAGCCACTGGGGGATATGACCCGTCGTCTCAAGTTACTGGTGGATATGACCCGTCGCTTTATTCTGGCTTTGGGTTACTAAGCCCATCTTTTGGAAACTATCAATATAACGGTGGCGACAGTCTGTATGGTGGCGGTGATGGTGGATATGGCGATGGAATTAGTAGCGGGTTAGGCATATCGTCTTCTGGCTCACCAACTGGCTCTGCACTTGGCGATCTTGGTTATTCCATATCTAATATGTCGTCTGTTTCTCCAGTAGCTGCTGCAATCGCTGCTGGAATAATGGATGCCTTATCAAGCACTAGCGTAAATTCAGTTAATGCCATAAGTGGTTTGGACTTAGCAAGCGATATTGCTACTGCTGCGGGAGCAAGCACAGCAGCAGGTGTTGACGGTGTTGCTGGAGCTGGCTCTACTGGCATGGGTAGCGATGTAGGTGGCGAAGGCGCTTCTGCTGGCGCAGCAACTGGCGGTGGCGCAGCAGCCGATAGCGGTGCTGCTGGTGGCGGTGGCGGTGGAGCTGTCGGAAGCGATGGCTCATCAGGTGACGGTGCATCGTCAGGCTCATCAGGTGACGGTGCTAGTGGCGGTGGCGGTGATAGTGGTGGCGAATACATGGGTGGATTTATTGGAATGCCTAAGTACATACAAGGCATGGCTACAAGACAAAACACCTTTGGCGGTAACCCAGCAGGACCAGACGACTCATACCGCAAGACTCAACTTGGCGAGTATGTCATCAAGAAATCAGCAGTACAGAAGTATGGAAGAGGGTTGCTCGATATGATAAATAGCGAGTCAATTCCAAAGACAAAATTAAGGGGTTTACTATGAGCAAAGGTGGCGGTACTACGGTACAAACTCAGTCGATTGATCCTGATTTAAAGAAGGCTTATTTACAAAATGTGCAGCAAGGCAGGAATGTTGCTGCTGCATTACCGTATAAGCAATTTGCTGGATTTAATCCAATGTATCAGGCTGGCGAAGAGCAGCTTGTCAATACATCGCTTACGCCATTTACTGGTGAGACTATTTCTCAATTCCAAAACCCTTACGAGCAACAAGTCGTCGAGCAGACAATGCAAGACATTGAAAAGCAAAGGCAGATGGCAGATTTAACAGAGCGCGGTAAGGCTACGGTTGCAAAAGCGTTTGGTGGTTCACGCCAAGGCATCACGCAAGGAATGCTAAATGAGGCAGCGTTGCGTGAGTCTGCAAAGGCTTCGGCAGGTCTAAGACAGGCTGGTTTTAATACTGCGTCACAGCTCGCACAGTACGCAAGGCAACAAGACCTGCAAGGTGGTCAGACTGTCTTGGGTCTTGGCGGTACAAGACAAGCATTTGAGCAAGCTCAACTGGATGCTATGCGCAATCTGGGACTTGAAAAGTTGGGCATCTCTTCTGCTGGTTTGGGTATAAATTTACCAAATCTCGGCATGAGTACTGAGTCACCTAACTATCGCAACTACGGCACAAGCGCCTTGGGTGGTGCTTTAGGTGGTGCAGCTTTAGGCAGAGCAATACCTTCACTTGGTACTGGTTATGGTGCAGCCCTTGGTGGTGTGCTTGGTTTACTGGGGTAAGACATGGCAATACAAGACTTTGGCGGTTTACTCTTTGGTGGTGGCGGTACTGGTCTAGAAGACTATCTCACGCCAGAGCAACAAAGTGGTATTCAAAACCAAGCAATGCTGCAAGCAGCAGCAGCGCTGTTACAGGCTGGCGGTCCAAGCCCCAGAAGAATCTCTTTGGGTCAAGCCCTTGGTGGTGCTCTGCAAGCAGGTTCTGCTGGGTATCAACAGGCGCAGCAAGGTGCTGTGCAGAATCTATTGACACGCCAGAAGCTAATGGAAGCCAAGCGTCTTGAGGACTTCCGCAAAGAATTACAAGGTCAGCAATTACAGCCACAGGCGCAACCTATGGGTGAAGTCACGACTATCACGCCAGATCAAGCAATATCTGTTGGCGGTCTACCTGCTGGTCCTACCGTTGCGCGTGCAAACTTAATCGGTCAGCAAGTCAGAGCACCAGCTCCGCAAATGTCTCAGCAAGAGATGTTGTATCAAGACGCAATGAATAAATATGTGATTGCTGATAGATCAGGGTATCCAGACATTGCAGCAAAGTATTTGGAGACTGCCTTAAAGATTAAACCAAGAGAAGAAGTTACTGGCGATATTTTTAAGAGTGCGTCTGGCGAGTATGTACAGCGTACAAAGAGTGGTCAATTTATTCCTGTGTCTGCGCAGTTTGCTCCAATCGAGAAACCAATGGGTGCGCCAATCAAGGTTACTGATTTTGAAGGTAAGCAAGTCTTAGTCAATCAAATGAGTGATGGAACATTTAAGACCGTTGAAGGATATGGACCAGCAAGAGAACTGATCCAAGTTGATCGAGGTGGCGTAATTACATTTATGGATAAAGACAAAGTGCCAGCAGGTGCAAGTTTTGGTAAGACCCTTGCACCTCAAATTGTTGGTGGCGCAGAGGCTGGCGGTTACTTCCAAGTTGGTGGTGGTGGTGGCATGGGTGGCGGTGTAGGCGGTGCTCCTCGTCCTGCTGGCGCTCCAGCCCCTGCTGGCGCACCTAGTGCCGTTGCACCTACTGCTGGTGCTGGCGCACCTCAAGCAGCACCTACTGGACTGCAACCACTTGTCCCAATCATTCCGCTACAAGGTAAAACATTTGCCAACGAAAAGGACTTGCGTGGTGAATTCCAAGCTCAAGTTAAACCATTCATTGACTTAAATCAGGCATACCAGAAGATTGAAACGGCAGCAAAGAACCCTTCTGCTGCTGGAGATATATCTTTGATTTTTGGTTTTATGAAGGTGCTTGATCCTACTTCTGTCGTGCGTGAGGGTGAGTTTGCTACTGCTTCAAATGCTGGTGGCGTGTCAGACACAGTTAGAAATTTATATAACAAGGCTTTGAATGGTGAGCGTCTTGGCGAGAATATTCGTAGTGATTTCTTAAACCAGTCTAGAAACATTGTTGAATCGCAGCGCCAACTATCTAAAGACTTAATCGACAGATACACCGAGGTTGCAAAGAATTACAAACTCGATCCTAATCAGATTGTTTATGATCCATTCAAGCGCGTACAGACACCAGAACAAATAATAAAAGGTGGAACTGCAACAAATATCCCGCAGACTCGTCAAGAGTGGTGGCAACGATTTAACTTGAAAAAACCAAACGAGTAGAGGTTATTGATGGCTGATACAAATATTGAACGCATCCAGCAGAATGTCAAGACCTTGCAAGATCAAGGTCAGTCTACTGACATGGTGCAGTCCTACTTGAAGTCTGAAGGATTTTCAGTAACACGCTATGAGCAAGCTATTAAGAACGCTACAAAGGTTGGCGGTGCTCCCATTAAATCAAGCATTGCAGGACCATTCTTGCAGGGCTTAACCTTTAATACTGCCGACGAGATAGAAGCAGCATTTAGGGCTGGCGCTATTAGCGGTCCACAGTACGAGCAGATGCTTTCCCGCGTCAGGGCTGGACTCAAAGAGTATGGTGAGCAGTATCCTGTACGCTCAACAATGGCAGAGATAGGTGGTGGTCTAGCACCTGTGGCTGCTGCACTTGGCGCTAGTTTATTGACGG